CTTCTCAAAGAACTCAATCACATACTCGCGCCTACCAATCCAACATCCCGCGTTTAGATGCTGATACTTCGTCTTAAACTTCGCTTCAAATACATCGCAGTCATGTAGTGGCTTGCATCGTTTAGGCCATGTACCATTTGAAGCGTTGAAAAGAAGCTCACAATCGAAATCCGCGAACCGCTGGACAAGGTGTGACGGGTGTTCAGTCAAGATAACATCGAAAGCGTCAAGACCTATAATGTATTCCGCTGTACTCTGACGGGCGAAATCTAAAGTCAAAAACACCTTGTCAATATTGCTCCATGACTCTTGATCTTTCTTTAGAACGTTTATTTCCGCGCCTAAAGAATCACAACTCTTTTCTACTTCTGATTTCTTGTGATCTGTACTCCAAGTAATCACATCGTAACTTGGAACTTCTACCGCTTCGGATTCAAACTTAGTCCTGCATAGCTCACCCCACAGCGGCAACCGTCTGGTTTTGCCGGGAGCGTGATACACAATAGGTTCTGAGTTTGTCCTAACGTTTTTCATAAGATGCACCCCCCACCCGAAGGCAGGGGGCTTATCTCCTTTACTTAAGCTTCGACTTCCAGAAGGAATCCGGCTTTTTCGTCAACGATCAACTGCGTTTCGTTGAGCTTACCACGAACGATTTGGCTCTCAGTCTGCTCTTCGTAGTAGGTGCTGATACGAACATCTGTGTCCGCAATGTCAGACCAAACCATCAACCGAGCGAGTGCCTGTTCTGAAGGTGCATCAGTCTCAGCGATACGGCAAACCATAGCGAACTGATCTGTCCAGATTTCACCGTTACTGGCATCCTGACCTTCTTTGGAACTGTTAGCAAGAGCCGAACCAACAATAACGTACTTCACACCGAGCAAGCTAGCGAGAGCGTTATTAATCGTCTCTTCGGTTGCGAGTTGCGTAGTAGCCATCAACCGAGCGAGAATCTTCGTATTGACGGTAAGAAGGTTCTGACGCTGTGCCTCACTCATGATCACCGCATTAGCCTTGAGACCGCTATTGATTCGGAGTTGAGTCTTAGCGTATGCAACCTGTGAAATAACGTCAGTTCCAGCCGTAGACCAAGCCGCAGCACCGTAGTCCTTGTACGTGTTCTTGCCAACTGTAAAGGTCGTGGTGTTCATAATGAGTTCTTCAACACGTTCTTCGCGGTCTGCGAACAACTGACCCTTGATTACCCGCCCAGAGTTCATCTGCGCGTCAAAGAGTTCGGCGTAGTCAGCAATTTGCTCAATCGGAAGCTTTTCTTCCAAACCATAACCAGAACACGCATACTCAAAAGAGCTGGTCTTTGTATCGGTGCGAGGATAAACTGCACCGTCAGCGCGTTCAAGAGTCTCGCTTGAAGGCAAAGTTGACTCGCGGTCAATAACTGCGAAAGTGCCTGTGCGATTACTCGACCGAATAGGACGCGCAACGCGTGCCGCGATAAATTCCTGCACCGGATCAAACTCCATAAGTGCTTGAGATACATAAGGTGCAACCATTGCTGTGCTTTTAATAGTCATCGTTTACCCTTTCTTAGGAAATATCGTCATCTGCGCCAGCGATAGGCGAAACTTCAATAATGTCATCGGCAGCCGTTGCCGCTTCCATAGCAACACCAACAACAGTCAGCGAAGTAGCAACATCATCAACATCGCCATCAGCCATCGTGTACACTTTTGCATACTTAGCAATCGCTGCGGTAGCCTTACACTTCAGAGTACCAGTACCGTAGAGTGTCACTGGCACAACAGCACCACTAACTGCGGCTTGCTGTGCAACACCGACAAACGTATTGTCTTCACTCGCAACACCAGACGTTACAATCAAACCAAGAGTTGCGTCAATCTTAACCGCCGCGTACTGTGTAATAGTGCCGCCAGCGATATAGTTAATAGTCGTTCCAGCCTGTTGGGTAGCCATTATTTATTCTCCTTTGCTTTTCCATACGCCTTGGTATCAGCACTCACGCAAAACTTAATCGCTTCGCCGCGAGACTTGCCAAGCTTCATCTGCTCTGCCACGAGTTCATCAAAACTCTTCACGCCAGCAGGAGCTTCATAACCAACTTCATCGCCGCCTTCTGATTCGTCGCTCACGTTTTCTTTCTTCGCTTCATTCGCTTTCTCGCTTGCTTCAAGCTCTGCGATACGCGTTTTGGCGGTCGAAAGTTCAGCTTTAACAACATCAGCATAAGCAGCTTTTGCCGCTTCTACACTTGCGCCAGCTTTGAACTGCTTTGCAACAAACACAGCGTCTTCGGGGAACTCTTCAGTAAGAGCATTGAACCGTTCAAGCTCCGGATTCCCTTCATCCTTAACAACTTCCACTTCTTTCTTCTCTTCCATTTTCTCTTCCTCTTTCAAAGTTTCCAAAGATTCAACCGAATCTACTATATGCGTCTCAGTCTCTGCTGAGTAACGACTCAAAAACTCCTGAACAATTTCAGGCTGTTCGCGTAAAATACTTAATACTTCCGGATGCGTATCAAAGAACTCTGTCACCTGTCCTGCGAGTGTGTCTTTTGACCATGCAGAAAAGAGACCGTCATTCGCCGCAGGGTCATCCACAACATCGGCAGCGTGAAGCTTTTCAAGGGATGCGTATTCTTTGCTGCTAATATCACGGTAGCCTTGCTCGTCGCTGTACACTTTATCGCCGCCGTCATCCTTGTATGTTCGTCCCGGTGTGAACACGATAGACGTTCCGAACATATCAGGGTCATTCTGTGCAAGACTTAGAACATAATTGTGCAAGTCTCCATCGGGGGTCTCTTTCGCTGAGTTAGACAAGAACAAGTCAGCCCTTGCAATATTCCCGTCAACTCTGAAGTTCTTGACACGTCCAAGGAAAGTTCCGAGGGCGGTTCCGCACATATTCGGGTGCCCGAACCTTGCCTTGATTCCGCTTTTCTTTTCGTTGCCTTGATTAACGACTTCATCAATGAACGATTGGTCAAGACTGACTCCATGCCCTTTAGCCTCTCCTACAGTGGCGATAGCAACGCCAAAGATTGCGCCCTTTTCAGTGTCCACACCTTCGGGGGCAGACTTGAAAGCACTGGACTCAAACCATTTCTTACTCATCTTCTTCTTCCTTTTTTGGTTCTTCCGATTCTTCTTTTTGCATAGCAGCGGCTTGCGTCTTGCCTATATCGGTACTGGCGAACTCATGCCACGATACCTCTTCACCCGTTTCCGCTTTAACATCTTGCGCGGCTTTAATTGCGCGAATCATATCCCTCTTCGCTTCTTGCGTTTGCTCTTCAGGGTCAATGTCACGCGCCTTTAGTGCCTGAGTTTGGGTTGTCATGTTCCGGTCTAGCATCAATCCCCAGCCTTTGGCTTCCTTTTCAGGATCAACCCAAGGGAACGGTGGCGTAATCCACTCATGCCGCAAGTATTCTTTCTTATTAGGGATCAACCCTTCTTTCATCCATTGCCCGACCTTCCACTTATATACTCTTGTGTGGAATTGACGGATAAGGAGGCGTTGCCACCGCTCAAAGGCTAAGTGTGCCTGAATCAGTGACGCTCTCGCGCTCGAATAGTTTGTCTGGCTCCAATCCAAAAGCGCAAGCTCAAGAGGAATGCCGAGAGGGTTAGCAAGCAAGCGGATATACATGCGGATGGATTCTGAGAAGTTACTTGCAGGGCGGTCTTGCTGAATACCCTTAATCTCTTCGCCTTCTTCGCCCCAGAACATCGTACCAGCTTCTACTTCGTGAATCTTACTGGCTACATCGCCTTCGGTCTCTGTCTTAAGCGGATCGTCTGTGCCATCAGGTGCGCCATCCGAACCCTTACGGTTGATGGCTACAGCAAAACGCGCTAGCAGTTGCCACGCGATAGCTTCAGAGTCTAGAATATCGTTGATTCTATGTAGATTCGGGAAAGAGGACACAAGTGCGGGAGTGCCACGATTAGACGATGAGCGTTTCATAAGGTTAGCTACGAAAATACAATTACGGGCAGACAGCTTGTTATAGTCGGTGCTTGAAAACGTGTCGCTTTTTTGAGATACCCAATACCGAACAGGTTTACCGATACGGTTGCGCTCTACCCCTTGCTCTACGTTCTTTTCGTTGTGCGGGCTTGAAATGCGCTCCGATTCGATAAGCTGCAATTGACCTTTAGACCGGACTTTATTTGCCAGAATATCGCCAGCAATAATCAAGTCACGCAACACAATAGATTCAACTTCACGCCACGAATGAATCCCCATGACTTCGGGGAACATGGCGAAGTCTTTCCAAAGCTCAGTTTCGATTAGCATTGCGGTCATAGTCGCGAGATTGGTCTACAAGCTCTTCCCGATCATCACGCATGAAGTAGTTACCAGTACCAGACTGGTATGCGATACCATCACGCCGATTAGCTTTAATCGCGTTGTAGCCGTTGTTGAATTTACGCTTCTCAATGCCGTCTTTTGTGTAAGTTAGCTGCACTTAGGGATTCCCCGTGTGAATGAGTTACCGGAAGCTCTTGAGATTAAACTTGCGTAATAACCACGCGCCTTAAGTAAATCTTCTGCGCTTTGATATGTGATAGATTTACCATCGACGGAAATCGACTGCGCCCCGCCACCAGCATATATCGCAAGAACGGCAGCATCAATCTCGTCAAGAATCGCCTGGTAGTCTGTTGCCATGCAATCTCCAAGGGCTAAAAGAAAACGCCACACAAGGATACAGCCCTGTATGGCGTTCTCTCCGAGTTCTGGTAGCAGGGGGATCAAACCCCGCTAGTCAGCCCGAAAACTTAAATGTAAAGTACGCGGTTTGGTAGATTCGAACCACCGCCACAGGTTACGGTTCCAAGGGCTTACCAAGCCAGCCACGTCTAACCAGCGTAACCGCGTTACCATCAATTACGATGGGCTTATGAACACAAAAACACCGGAGGAGAGAGTCGGACTACTTTTTTCGTCGTTGCCAGTCGTGGCGTTCTCACTCAGTCCCCCGGCAGGAGGTACTACTTAAATCATACACGATATTCGCGCTTTGTCAATATGGTCGATACCTTACAACGTATCTTTCGACAGCTTCTGTAAAATAAACTCACATTTCGCGCACTTCCAGAACCTTTGGCGTAGAAATTCGGGGTGAGTCTTGGAATTCTTAACAAACATATCACATTCACACTTCGGACATTTCACGCCAGCCCCACGTTGACGCTTACGCGGTTCCTCTTTTTCCTCTACGCCTTCCGACCACTCGCTCGTATTGCCTTCTTCATCAACTGTTCTCTTGTGAACTTTCTTCTCTACCTTTTTCGTTGTCTTCTTTGCTGTTTTCTTCTTAGCCATTATTCCTCCTTTATTTCAAAACCCTATGATTAGACCCACACGCGGGGCATTTCTCAAGGTGCGACTGGTGCCAACTTGCGCCACAATCAGCACACTCTTTCCAAGACCCACACATACGGCGTAAACCGCTAAGTGCATCATGGCTGAACTTGTGCCTGCATCTGAGGTTTTCAACATCTATTTTCATAGCATT